TCATTCCACTACCTGATATTGGCCCTACTTTTATTTTACCAAAAGTTTCCAAATCAACACCATTAAATTCTGGGTATTTAAGTGCATAATTACAAACCATATACACATCATCCAAAGCACCACCATTTATAAATGAAGAAGAATAAGTAAATCCTGCTTCTTGGAATATTGCATCTAATACTGCTTTAGTTCTTATAGCAGGTTTAAAGTTTTGCACTGTCAATGCACCATCCAAAGTATTCATACCATAGGTAACTAAACTACCTTGTGTAAACTGATAACCACTTCCATAATCTGCAAGAGGATAAACAATGTTTCCATTGAATAAACCACCACTCCAACTTGCTGTAATATTATCATAAGATGCGGTGTGGTTATATTGTGATAGTGTAGATAATTCAGTTAAGAAACTTCTATTGATTTGTCTTGCAAATGATGATAACCCACCATAGACTGTTATCTCATATGAGTCAATATATTTGTTTGCAAGTACATTTACTTTATTTAATTGTAGATATCCATCAGCAAGTATAAAAGCACCGAAGTCAAAATAGCATGGAACTTTTTCATTTGTTGCAAATAAGAACGGGTTTTCAACTGAAATATCATAAACATGCTCAAAGAACGCATTATTTACTTTTGTACCAGGGACGGTAATCTGACGAGTAAAGTCTGCAGGGAGAACGCCTAAATCAAATAGACCTGTAACATTATCCGACAAGAATATATCCTCATCTTCAAATAAGTCTAATTGCGTATCTCCATTTGCAATTAATCTATAAACAAAACCTTGTGTTGATATTATACCCATTAGATAATAAGTTTATAAGCTTGTCCCCAATTAAATTCAAATGCGTATTGGATTACTTTATCTACCACACCTGTTTTAAAGGTAATGCTATCTGTTCGGATTGTTATTGGTCTTAAATCACCATCCGCTTCATCATATATCCAATAAACCTCATCAGATACCAATAGTTGTTTGAATATTTCATTATACGCCTCATCAACCCAATCTGTATTTACCATAATTGTTTGAGTTGAGTCAGATATATAATTTAACATTGAACTATCGTAGTTATTATATTGTAATGAACTACCTTGCCATGTTCCTAATTGAGGTTGATATGTTTTACGCGTTGTATTGAATGATTGTCTATTAACCATATTAAAGTTAAACCAATCAAATTGTCCGTATCTGTTTTTCCATTTGATACGAATGTTAGGATATTTTTGCTCACAAACTATATTATAAGTTAGAGATTGTCCTAAATCAGTGCTGCCTGATTGTGCTTGTATTGTATAAGTTGAATAACTACCACTTAAAGGAAATCCTGATTGTGAAGGAAATAGTGGATAACTTTGTATTTGACCTGAAGATGAAGTTGACCCGCTCAAAGTATAATATGCGGTCTGTGATATATCAGAAGTATATTTTATTCTATTAGGTTGTGAGCCTGAATTTGCTACACCAACATACACACCTGTTACACCTTTATTTGTAGTGAATGCAGATTGTGTTGCCGGTCCATCTGTCATTAGTGGCCAATGTGGAGTTTTTGCACTTATAGGTTGTCCAATTGGTTCTTGAAATATTGCATATCCATCTAATGCTTTATACACAGATGAACTTACATAAGAACTTGTTATATAACTACTTCCTGAAAGATACTGCCATCCAAATGCAACTTTGTAAAAAATTACATTAGAAGTATTAACTTGTGCAAGGTCTTGTAGTGTTGAATTTATAATTCTACTTATATCAAATATTCCATACAAAGATGTATTAGGATATTTTGCAAGAACATAATCCACACTTCCTGAACTGCTTTCGCTGCCAGTCCAATAACTTAAATCACAAATATATTGAAACGCATTATTATATGTAAGCGAGCCAGATGTCTCTATAACAGAAAATACTATTGGTGATTGTGCTAGAGAACAAGTAGCAGGAGTTTGAACAATTGTTAAAGCCATTACTAATGTTTAATATATAACCGATTTGTAAGAAAAAATAGTTGATGGTTATGCTGTTCTAACACTTTTCCTTAAGTCACTTGCTATTTCTTTTCCTATTGATTTTGCAAACGCTTTATATAATCGTTTTACATCACTATCTTTAAATGCTTTTTCAGCATAATCAAAATTAGCAGGATATCTCTTTTTTATAGTTGCAGTTGTTCCTTTACCTCTACCATATGGTTTATTCCAAAATTGTCCATATCGGGCACCTGGTGGTGCAAAGAAAAGAGTAACCTTACTATCAAATGTTTTATCATTCCATTTAACCATTCTATCCAATGTATTATAGGATTTTATTTTATTGGATAAGTTACCTGTATCGTATGGAGCAATGGTTGCTGCAAGAGTTCTTATTCTCTTTGCAATCTGGTCTAATGCAATAGGTCTCTTTCTAGCCATTAACAATTAGGATGGTTATAATAAGAAGATGATGGATATAGGTCATATAAACATCTTGGTCTATCGTTGTGTGCAATAAGTGTAAATGTTGAAACCCAACCTGCTAAACCATTATTAAAACGGTCTACAAATGGCTCATTTAGTATATCATCTGTAATATCAAATGATTGCACTGAATATTGTGTGAATGATGTAAGGTCATTAAGTATTGCAAGTGTATTTGCAAGAATATCTACCGTGTCATCAACACCATAAAAATCTATTGTTTGTTGGTTCCAATCATATTCTGCAACATTGATTGCGGTGCCACTTTCGTCAGGTCTATTTTTAATCTTGTCCGCAACTACCAATTGTATCTCATGCAAAGAAGTTGTTCCACTAAATGTTGTGCTTAATACATTCACATTCATTAGTGGATACATTGGAAACTCTCTATCATCAACAATCTGAATATCGCCAGTTGTTACCTTTGCGATTTGTGGATGATTAGTTCCAATTGTTTTAAAATACTCTAAAACATTATAGAGTAGTGTATAATTGACTCCCTGATTATTTTGTAAATAGTTTGGCATGTATTATAATTGTATTCCCTGAAAATATTGATTTGTTTGGTCTGGATATATCTGTGTTTGATTACCAACAGACTCAAGGTATTGTGGAATATTTTGTGAATATGAAATTAAATAGTTTTGCATACGAAGTGCATAGTAGTCAGCATTTGCTTGTGCTTTCTGAAGAAGATAATCTATTTCAGTTTTATCAGGAGCATTACCCTGTTCAGATGTTTGCTTTACAGCACCATTAGATTTAAACTGAATAGAAGAGAATGGAATATATTCTACACATGCATACCAAATCATAGTTGGTTTTACATATTCATCCATTAATTCTTTGTAATACCCTGTGAAAGGTGTTCCATTTGATATCTGTAATTGCAAATAATCAAATAGGACAGTTCCTAAAAGGTTTTTGATATATTTGTCCTGTGCAGTTCTCATAAATGGAAGTAATGCATCAGCATCAATTGCACCCTGTAATGGAGTGTTTTTGATTATATCGTTTCTACTAATAAAAAGTGCGTAAGCCATAGTTTATTTTATTTATAAATTTCGTATTCTTTTGTGTTAAATTCCATCATATTAAATGCTGAAATAGGTTCATCTGGTTTAATCTCTTGCACATCAGTAGTTGTTTCATCCTCTGTTGTAGCTGGATTTTCCATACTATCATTTACATCTTCTTCTACCTGTGATACAGTCTGACCTGTTTCTTCTGCAGTTTGAGAAAGAATTACTAATGGAGTTAATTGTTCAAAGTATAATTCTAATTCTCCACCATATCCACCTTCACGAAGAATATAATCCATTGAATTAATAAGTATATTTTGGAATGGTGCAATAGTCATTGTTTGTAAGATACTAAATGCTGTTTTCATTTCTTCAGATTGAGATGAGAAACCATTTGCTTGGGTTCTGATACCAAAAAGAAGTGGTGAAGTAATTCTGTGTCCTACTAATATTCTATCCTGTGCATATTCTGCAACATACTTAAACTTCTCATGCAGATTATCTACATTAATAACGTCCAAAGTTGGTTTAGTTGCAGGGTCATCATTGAATGAAACCATAAACTTACCTGCATTATTAGTTCCTGTAAACTTTGCGTAAAGCAAATCTTCTATCGTTTGTCTCTCTTCAGGAGCAGGTACACCATTATTAAGGTTTAACATTAAAACAGGCAGGAACCCGTTCTCTATTGAGTTTAAATGAAGATTAGAGAGCTCTCCCTCAATGATTGAGTATTGCATTGCTGAAACCCAATCAGGTAGGGAATAATAGTATAGATTTGGAGAATAATTTTTAATCCAAAAGATTTCCATTTTCTCTGATGATGTTCCAAACGCAGGTATTCTTTTTTTATCTCTTACCTTTCTTTGGTCATTCCAATCTACACAATAATAATAATTTTGGATACGAGGTGTATCATAAATCTTTTCAGCACGAAGTGTTTGAACAGGTACATGATATATCTTAATGATTTTTGTATGGTCATCATTCCAATATACTTGCCAAGCTGCATTACCAAATAACTTTAGGTCAAATGCTGCTCTCTTAACATCTTCTTGTGGTATTAAACGATTTAGAGTATCGTTAAACCCTTCATTCTTTGAATATAAACCTTTACCATAAATCAAATCAGCAATACCTTCAATACATGCTGCAGTTGTTGTTGATTGATTATAGCATAGATTTGTTATTCCAAAAAAATCATCTTGGCCAAATACTCCGAAAGGTATCCAGTTGTATCTGGTTTTTGTATCCTCTCTGATTATGGGTAATGCGTTGTTACCACTAATGTTTACTACTGAAAATTCTGTTTTTTGTTTCATATTCTATTTTTATTAACATCCTGCTGTGTTATTTAATGTGCAATTTGGTCCTAATACTCTAGCAGTTTTACCATTGTATGTTATATCCTTATATTGAGTTCCTGTTAAATCAAATGTTTCGTATGGAGAAAATCCTCCAACATCTATTCTAACACTACCGCTAATTCTTGTTCTATAAAAATTACCTGGTGATAATGAGCCTCCCGAAGTAGTTGACCAAGTTCCACTACTCATTGTTCCTGCGTTGAAGAAGAAATCTCTTCCACCTGGATTTAAATCCCAACTTGTTCCGTATGGAGTTGTGCAACCTGCATCTGAACTCATAAATGTTTTTAGTTCTGCAAATTGAATACCAATTCCAGTTCCTGATGAATTACTTCCTGACCAACATACATCAAATCCTTGTCCACCTATTTGATTTCCAAAATAGAATACTAAATCAACAGGCGAAGCAGTTGTTGTAGTTGTCGTTGTTGGAGCTAATGTTGTTGTTGTAGATGTCGTA